ATGGTGGTCAAGGTGTATCACGCAATGATATTCGATGGATATGCGCCAGGAAGCTATGAGGCCAAATATCATGATGGTTACGGCCGGCATGAGTACTATCTGCTGCGGGATGGGAAGTTCTTCCGGGATTGCGATACGAACCGGTCGTTGCTGATTGAGAAACTGAAAGAGATTCAGAAGGTGAAAAAAGGCTGTAACCAGAATTAGGATTTCTGGGAGAACCGGAGAAAGGAGCCTGGATGGAAAGAGATTTTGAAAAAGACATCATAGAGCTGGATGCTGCAATAAAGTCCAACGCGGAACGGGATAATACTTTTACGTTGTCGGTACTGCAACGGGTGAAGGCAATCATGCTGCAACAGAAAGAAAAGCTGAAAGCCTATGAGGATACCGGCCTGACGCCAGGAGAAGTCCAGTATTTAAAAGACAAAAGCGAGCCGAGAATGGTGGTGTGGACACCAGCATATCAATCATATTATTCAGCTGGTGATGAAGCAGAGTGCCTCTGTCCGGTATGTGATTCAGATGTGGTTGAGGATGATGATTATTTCTGTCCAACTTGCGGCCAGGCATTGAAATATCATGATGAACCAAACTGAAACTTTGATACGAAAGGAGAATCAGGAGATGTGCAAGGAGTGTATTAAAAAGGTACTTGAATGGTACAGCTTTGGCATCATCGTAGGAGCAGGATTTTATATAGGACTGAATCTTGCAGTACAGCTCCTAAAGGTGGTAACAGACGTAATGAGGCAGTGGTGTCTATGAGAAAGAAAGGCAGTAAGCAGTCCAAGGTTAGCCGCATCGACCGCAGCAAGGCCCTGGCCGCTCAGGCCGACGAGGCCATCAAGGAGCGCATCCGGACGGCGCCGGCCTATATGTACACCAGCCTGTGCCCGGTTCCGGAGCTGCGGGAGCCGCCGAAGGGAGTGATTGTACGTGGCATCAAGACCCGTGTACTACGACCTGTATGATTGTGGCCAATACGACGGCCGGTACAGAGCAGCGGAACTGATGGTAATGCTGGGCATCCGGCACCGGCAGCAGATAGAGCATTACAGTGACGTGGGTATCCTGTACCAAAAGCGATATACCTTTGTCAGGGCGGAGGATGGGAACGCGCCAGAACTGGCCGATGAATGGGACAGGGTGACGCAAGTATTGAAGGGATGCGGGCACGATTTGGGCAGGATACCGATTGTGGTATCTAGGGATAAGCGGAAGAGGAGGTGATGCCGGTGGATAAGGAGGTGCTGATACAGTATTGCGAGATGAAAGAGGAGATAAAGGACATAAGGCGACGGATTCAGAAGCTGGACAGGTTCCTGGAGGAGCCGCACCAGGTATCAGATACGGTGAAGGGTACAAGGCGGGATGGGACGATAGGAAGCATTAAGGTCACGGGATACCCCGTGCCGGAGCATTACCGGAAGCAGCGGCTGAGGGAGCGGTACAGGCAGCTTCTGGCGCGTAAGGAGGCGGAACTGCTGGAGCTGACCTGCCAGGCGGAGGAATATATACAGGGCATACCAAAGAGCGAGGTGCGGACCATGTTCCGTCTGTATTACATAGATGGCCTGCCTTGGTGGAAGGTGGCACAGGCCATGAACCGGATGTTTCCTAAGAGGCGGGTTAAGTTTACGGAGGACAGCTGTTGGCAGCGAAATAAAAGATTTTTTGAGGAAAATTGAAAATGTCGGTTCATGTTGGGATGAAAAGTGCTAATATGCTATCATGCGGAAGCCAGAGGGCGGAAGCACCCTCCCCATTTAAGCAACGGCCGCCAGGTATCACACCCTGGTGGCTGACTAACCGGTATTGTGTAATCTCTCATAAGACAGACCTGTACATTAACGGACAATGCCGCAGGGTACACAACCGGTGAGGTATCTGGTTTTATCCCCCATGACGTTTTCCAGATACATAGACAGATTTTCTCCTTTGGATGAGTCCCTGCCAGTGCGGCGGGGGCTTTTCTTTTGTCAGATTTTGGTGTATGATAAAAAGAACTAAGGAGGGAAACAAGGTGGATCAGGAAAATGATGTGAGGAGTGTTCTAATTGAAAAAAAATATGATGCGCGTAAATGGAAAAAAATTATGGACACTACACAAAGTAATTATGCGAATATGATAAAACGTTTAGATAGGAGGAACAAGGTATCAAATTATGTATTAATTTACTATAGTATATTTTTAATTGCCATAACATTAACTGGGAAGTATTTTCCAAAATATTTCAGCACTATTTTAGGGGAATATTTTGGTATTTTACTTTCAATAATTATGCTGGCATATTCTCTTGTAAATAACAGTGCAAATTATTCTGTTAGAATTTCAAAAATTGAAGAAGCATTAAATAAATTAAAGACAATAAAAAGAGAAGTTAATGATGAGAATATAGATACATATAAAGAAAAATATTATGCTATAACAGATACTACCGAGCGTCGGGAGGATGTTGATTTTTTTGTTACTGTAAAACATTTATGCAAAGAGTATAATATAAACGTGATAACAAAAAAATCTAAAGATAAAGATCATATAGGGCTTGATGAACAAGAAAAAGTCGTAAACGATTATGTTAGCGAAATTAATATTTACTTGGAAGAAAGTAAAATTATTTTTGAATACCTTTGGTATGGGTTATTGTTTTTTACTCCAATGCTAATTTTTGCTTTATGTTTTATTGTAAAAATACGTGGAGGTGTATAAAATTACTTCGGGGTGGAACGACTCTATTACTGAAATAAGCAAAAGAAAAAGACAGCCTATTTGGCTACCTCATCCCTGCAAAACTCATACAGCGTAATACCTAGGCACCTGTCAATCCAACAGGTGCTATTTTATTGCATGAAAGTAGGGGAGTCAGATGGCATTAACGCCAAAACAGAAGATATTTGCAGATGAATACCTAATTGACCTTAATGCCACCAGGGCTTACAAGGTGGCGTATCCGAGCTGCAAAAAGGATGATACGGCAGCAGTCAACGGAAGCAGGATGCTAAGAAATGCTAAGGTTGCGGAATATATACAAGAGCGCATGAAAGAACGGGAGAAGCGTACTGAGATTACGCAGGACTGGGTATTGGAGGAACTGCGCAAGATTGCCAGCGTAAACGGAACCGATTTTGCACAGGTTGTGCGAGAGCCGGTCATCCGTAATAACTCTTATGTGGTGGATCCCGATACTGGCCAGGTGCGGACAAGGGATGTGGTCAGGATAATCCCGACAGCGGAACTGACAGAAGAAAAACGGGCGGCTATCTCCGCAATCAAGGAAACAAAGTTTGGAATAAATGTGGAAACCTATGACAGGTTAAGAGCCTTGGAGCTCCTGGGACGCCATCTGGGGATGTTTAAGGACAAGATGGAGCTGTCTGGTGGCCTGGATACCGAAAAGACCAAGCTGGATGACTTGCTCCAGCAGATGCGCGGTGGTGGCCAATGAGTGCAGAGAGATTATTACTATCAGATAAGTACAAGGCGTTCCTGCATTGTGATGCGCCGGTGGAGTTCCTGGAGGGTACCACGGCAGCCGGAAAGACCACGGTAGGCCTGTTCAAGTTCATGCTCAAAGTGGCGGAGTCACCCAAAAAGCTTCACATCCTGGCAGCGGATGACACCGGCGCCGCAGAGAAAAATATCATCCAGAAGGACCTGGGTATCCTGGATGACTTCGGCGTACTGGTGGAGTACAAAGGTAACGGCGGAGGTGGTTATAACATGCCCCACATCCTCTTCCACACATCCGGCGGCGATAAGATAATCTTTGTTGTCGGCTATGGCAACAAGCGCAAGTGGAAGGATGCCTTGGGCGGCCAGTACGGATGCCTGTACATTGATGAGATTAACACGGCCGACATAGAGTTTGTGCGTGAGGCCGCCATGCGGAGTGATTACCTGATGGCCACGCTCAATCCGGATGACCCTGGCCTGGATGTCTACAAGGAGTATATCAACTGTTCCAGGCCGCTGCCGGAATGGGCGGATGAGACGCCAAAAGAGATAATGGACGAATTACAGGAAGAACCAAAACCCGGTTGGGTACATTGGTTCTTTTCTTTTGTCCATAACCTGGGCCTGAGCAAGGAAAAACTGGAACAGATAATGACCAATACCCCGAAAGGGACGAAAATCTGGAAGAATAAGATTCAGGGACTGCGTGGTAAGGCAACCGGACTGATATTCTCCAACTTTGAGCGGTCTAAGCATGTCATCACAGTCCAGCAGGCCAAGGCACTGAAATTCAAAAAGTTCACGGCGGCTTTGGACACATCCTACTCTTCCAAGTCCCCGGATACCATAGCCATGATATTCCAGGGAATCACGGAGGACAGGAAGCTTATCACCCTGGCCGAAAAAGTCTATAACAATTCCAAGCTTGACATCCCCCTGGCGCCCAGTGACACAGCAGTCAAGTTTGTGGCCTTCCTGGAACAGTGTCGGAAGGATTGGGGATTTGTCAAGGATGTGTACATAGACAATGCGGACCAGGCGACCATCACGGAGTTGCGCAAGTACAAGCGGCTTAAAGGCTGCCTGCATAATTTTTATGATTCCTACAAACGGCCAGAGATTTTGGACCGTATCAACCTACAGCTGGGCTGGATACAGCAGGGATGTTACCTGGTGGTGGATACCTGTGCGGAGCACCTGTCCGAGTTAGACCGGTACTCGTGGGATGACGAGAAGGATAAGCCAGAGGACAGGAACGACCATACCATTAATGCCAATCAGTATGCGTGGATACCATACCGGAACCTGATTGGATTTGAGGAGGCTGAGAAGAAATGAGGTGGCTGAATAACATGAATGAGACAATCAAGCGGGGCATTTGTACCTGGCTGAATGTGGTGCCGGCCAGCGGGAACTGCATTCAGATTAACGAGATACTGGACTTTGAGGCTAACGCCATCCGGAACCGCATATGGTACCGTGGCGATGGTAACGAGCTGGAGCAGATGTACCAGCAGGCCCCGGAGTATGCGGATAAATATAAGTTCTGGGCCAGCAAATGCACCCCGGGTATGGAGATGCGCAAGATACATACCGGTCTGCCTGGGCTGATTATCCGCATACTCTCAGGCATTGTCCTGGATGATATGAATGACTTTGACTTTGCGGATAATGACCGGCAGCGGCAGCTGTGGGAGGACATTGCAAAAGATAATAAGTTCACTCGTAAAATGGAGAAGGCTTTGAAGGAGGTCCTGTACATCGGGGATGGAGCCTTTAAGGTCACGATTGATACGACTGTCAGCGAGTACCCTATTCTTGAATGGTATCCAGGGGAGCGAATTGAGATTGTCCGGAACCGGGACCGGGTGAAGGAAGTTGTGTTTAAGACTCCATATAAGGCGAACCGCGGGAAGTACATCCTGTATGAGCATTATGGATACGGCTACATCCATAATGAGTTGTATAAGGGCGACGTGCCAGTACCCCTCAATGCCATCGACGACACCAAGGGCATCAAGGACACGAAGTTTGATGATAATGTCATCCTGGCAGTACCCTTGCAGGTGTATGAGTCCACCAAATATGAAGGACGCGGCGGCAGCATCTTTGATGGTAAGCTGGACAGCTTTGACGCCTTTGACGAGGCCTGGTCCCAGTGGATGGATGCCCTGAGGGCTGGAAGGGCCAAGACATACATACCTGAGTGCCTGATACCGCACGACCCAGCGACCGGGCAGATTATTCGCCCCAATTCTTTTGATAATCAGTATTTTGCCTCTGATAACGACATGTCAGAAAGTGCGGATAACAAGGTCAACGTGGTGCAGCCGGCAATACCCCATGACAGTTATCTTGCATCTTACTGTACAGCTCTGGACCTTTGTCTGCAGGGGGTCATAAGTCCCAGCACTTTGGGCATTGATGTCAAGAAGCTGGATAATGCTGAGGCTCAGCGTGAGAAAGAAAAAGCTACCCTGTATACCCGGAACGCCATCGTGGAGGCGCTGCAGGAAACCCTGCCTGAGCTGGTGGAGGCAACCATCAACGCATATAACTTCCTGCATGGAAAGGCTGCGGAGGAGGTTAAGGTGGACATCCCATTTGGTGAGTATGCAAACCCATCCTTTGAGAGTCAGGTGGAGACTTTGGCCAAGGCCCGGCCCGGCGTCCCCATGATGAGCATTGAGGCCCAGGTAGAAGAGCTGTATGGGGACAGCAAGGATGATGCATGGAAACAAGAGGAGATAGCGCGGCTGAAGGCAGAGCAGGGCATTGCGGAAGTGGAGGAACCCGGAATCAATGAGGCTGCCGGCGGTTTCCAACTGAACATGGAGGGAGGAAAGGCAGATGAAGGTCAAGGTAATGAACCGTCTGTACCAGATGAACCAGAAGGAGTACCAGGGGCTGCTGCAGGTGGCAAGTGAGCAGGTGCCGTTCGGGATATACGCCATTGAAAAGCAGGGATATGCAGAGCTGCGCTGTGATAAGTGTAGCAGCGTCACACAGCTTAAGAGTCTCACACGGCAGTTTAAGGCGCAAGGGTTTAAGGTACATGCAAATGGGAGGTGATGTCGTTGACAGAGTACGATATCGGCGGCGCCTTCAAAGCCATAGAGGATGAGCTGATTGCCTCCATGATTCGCAACATGGACCGGCACCGGGCCGAAGAGACCAAAGAAGGCATTGAGTGGTCCATGTGGCAGGCTGAGCAGTTGAAAGCCCTGGAGAAGTACAAGAGGGACAACCAGAAGCGCTTTAAGGGCCGATTCCAGGACCTCAACAAAGAAATGGGGGAACTGATACGGATATCCAGGCAGCGCGGTAATATGCAGCAGGAAGTCAAGATACTCGATGCCATTCGGAAAGGTTTTCCTGCTAAGAAAATCAGTCAAGGCGTCACGGCAGAGTTTTTCCGGCTCAATGACCGAAAATTGGAGGCCTTGATTAAGGCAACCACCAATGATATGCAGCAGGCAGAAACAGCCGTCCTTCGCATGGCCAACGACCAGTATCGGAAGGCCATCTTTAATGCCCAGGTATACGCCAATTCCGGCGCCGGCACCTACGAGAAAGCCGTTGATATGGCTACCAAGGACATGCTTTCCCGGGGGCTTAACTGTGTGGAGTATGTCAATGGTGCCCGTCATACCCTGGCGGATTATGCCGACATGGCCATCCGGACGGCATCCAAGCGGGCTTACCTACAGGGCGAGGGGGAGAAAAGGCGGGAATGGGGGATTACCACGGTCATCATGGCTAAGCGCGGCAACCCATGTCCTAAGTGTCTGCCCTTTGTCGGTAAAGTCCTGATTGACGACGTCTGGTCCGGCGGAAAGAAATCCGATGGGCCGTATCCCCTCATGAGTAAGGCCATAGCATCCGGACTGTATCACCCCAGATGCAAGGACAGCCACACAACATACTTCCCTGGCTTCTCCACTGCAGACGATACCTGGACTAGGAAGGAACTGGAGGCGGTCGGTCAGGCCAATAAGCAGGAGGCCTGGCAGCAGTATGCGGCAAGACAGTCTGAGAAGTATGGACGATTGGCGGAATATTCGTTGTCACCAGAAAATCAGAAGCAGTATAAACAGAAATCTGAAAAATGGGAGGGGGAGGCAGAAAAGAGATACGCGGTCTCAGATGAGATAAAGGTGCATCGGGATGATACTCCAGTCAAGATGGTTGACCTGGTAGATAAATATACTAACGATGAGTTTGTTGTCCTCAATGAAACGTCTGAACATGCATTTGCTTATGACCCTGATACGGATACAATCAGAATCAATACGACACATCCGCAGTATCCATATCAAGATTACAAAGAAGTCATGCTCCATGAGCTGGCGCACAGAATTGACCAGAATGAGTTTGGGAGTCCTATGAATGCAGAGTTTTCAAATGCAATCATAGAAGCGGAAAAACATCTAATGGAAAACGCAGAACGATATAGGAAAATGTTTGAACCGGGCGGAGAATTAGAGTATAATAACCTTATCAGCGACATGATGGGATGCATTACGGATAATTCAATTGTCGGTGGGGCTTCTCATGCTTCGCAATATATTAGCGTTCCGGGATACACAGAACTGGAGGTATTTGCCGATATCTTCTCAGCGTTGTATCAGGGGGATGATAATACTGTTAGATTCATAAAAGACGAGTTTCCAGATATACACAAAGCTTTTCTGGGGATTATAGGAGGATGATTGATTCATGCTTAAGAAAGAGTTTGTTGATATGATGAGAAACGATGAGGAATTGCAGGAATTGCGTCGCAAAGTATATTCGATTACTGGACAGCTTAAAGACATATCATTCTGTATCGGAGCAAAGTACACTTATGAAGAGTGGAAAGAGCAGCTGAGAAAAATTGTAGAAGAACACGAAACCACCAGTCAGTAACGGCCGGTGGTATTTTATTTGTTGCGATATCGCAACGGAAAAGGGGTGATAACATAACGCCGGCAGTGCAGATAACAGCAATCATTTGTCTGACAATTATCATATTGTGTTGGAATGGAAAGAAGAAATGAGTGAAGCACGCGGGACTATCCCGGGTGTTATTTTTACGCCCAAACACGAGCATGGCTTAAAACTGCTGCGTGGCCAGCGACACTGATGACAATGGATGCAATAAAAATTACAGGGTGACACCCTTAAAATGGAGGTATGGATGATGAAACGTATGAACTTACAGTTATTTGCTGAGCCCGCAGGTGGAGCAGAGCCGCCGGCAGGAGGTCAGAATCAGCAGCAGACACAAACTCAAACAGGACAGCAGGCATCCCCGGCAATTGATTATGCTAAAATCCAGCAAATGCTGGAAGGAACTCTGGCCGCTAAGGAGGACACGGCCTTGAAAGCCTACTTCAAGCAGCAGGGGCTCAGCCAGGAAGAAATGGAACAGGCAATTGCCACATTTAAGCAGCAGAAGGCGGCCCAGCAGCCAGATGTAGGTGCAATCCAGCAGCAGCTCACCCAGGCTCAGGCAGTGGCTCAGAAGGCCATGATTGACAGTGCAGCCACCATGGCGGCAGTATCACTGGGGATTGATGCCAAAACAATTCCTTACGTCCTTAAGATGGCCGACTTAAGTCAGGTCATGGGGCAGGATGGGAAAATCAACGATGAGGCGCTTAAGGCGGCTCTAAACAAGGTACTTGAGGACGTGCCGGCGCTGAACCCCCAGGCATTAGGCTCCACCGGATTCATCCAGGTGGGAGCAGCCAGTGGGCAGCAGACACAGCAGACCGTGGATACGGAACTTGACCGCATCTTCGGGGTAAAGAAAAAATAGGAGGTTAGACAATTATGGCAGTATTAAGTTATGTTACACAGTTCCACACAAGAATCCTTGATATGTATGGACATGAGCTGATTTCGGACCCGTTGTATCACACCAATGAGGATATCAAGATTATTGGGGCAAAGGATATTAAGCTCCCGCGTCTGTCCGTGAGCGGGTACAAAGACCATGACCGCAACACGTTGGGATACAACAGCGGAAATTATTCCAATGATTTTGAGACCAAGTCCCTTGACCACGACCGTGACATAGAGTTCTTTGTTGACCCTATGGACGTGGACGAGACCAACCAGATTGTTGCGATTGCCAACATCCAGGCGCGGTTTGAGAAAAGGCAGGCTATACCAGAGCTGGACTGCTATACATTTTCTAAACTGTATACAGAAGCATCCAGGGTGGGGGCCACCATTAGGACAACACCTATCACAACGTCTAATATACTGGCAGACTTTGATGACAACTGCGAGGTGTTTGAGGACCTGGGAGTTCCGCTGTCCCGCTGTATCCTGTTCTGCACCGCTGCTTACCGCAAGACGCTTAAAAATGCGGAGGGCATCCAGCGTGTGATGGCAGTGAATGGGGGCAGCAACGGAATTGACCGCCGAGTGCACTCCATGGATGACCTGGGGGAAATCAGAACAGTACCGCTGGAGCGTTTTAAGACCGCGTATGACTTCACAGAAGGCTATAAGGCGGATTCCACGGGCAAGCAGATTAACTACATCCTGGTAGACCCGGAGGCCCAGGTATCCCGCGTGAAGTATGCGTACATCAACACATATACGCCCGGCCATGATTCCAGGACGGCCGATAACTACTTGTACCAGAATAGGCGTTATAATGGCACGTTTGCTCTCGACCAGGAGCTCAAGCAGGCGTGTATCATCAATGTGGAGGCAGGTGAGTAAGATGAAGGCAAAGAAGGAAAATAAGGTATACTCAATTAATACCGAGCAGGAAGCGCAGCGTTATCTGAAGGATGGTTACGACATCTACGATGATGACGGAAACGTGCGGGAGTATTCTCCGAAAAAAAAGATTGCCTTTAGCGAATACATGAAGGCAGTTAAAGAGATTGAGCGGCTGCAGGACTTAGCGGCTGAAAGATATGCTGAAAACGAAGCATTGAAAGCAGAGATTGCTTCACTTCGGGTCGCAAAGCAGGAACCGGTAAAGAAAGCGGAGAGCAAAAAGGCAGGTGAGTAACATGCCCTATGAACCCTATGTCACCTATGAGTACTACTGTGATGCATACAAGGGAGATGTAATCCCCATGGACGAGCTGGACAAGGCCCTTAAGCAGGCCGGCCGGCACATTGATTCCCTGACCTACAACCGTATTGTGGGCCGGGGATTTTCTAATCTGACAGCCTTCCAGCAAGATGTTATCCAAGAAGTGGTCTGCCAGCAGGCGGACTTTGAATGGGAGAACGCAGACGAGATTAACACCATCCTGCAGGGCTACAGCATCAACGGGGTGTCGGCACAGTTTGGCAGCAGCTGGAACGTATTTACAGACAAGGGCGTGGCTATGAAGCGTGATGTGTATGCCCTGCTGTCCCAGACAGGCTTGTGCTGCCGGTTAGCGAGGTGAACCATGAAATATCCATGCTTAGTTCCAAAACGGCTCTGCAAGACCGATATCCACGTCCATCTGGAATCTGAGGACACCGACAACCACGGACAACCGGAGAAGGCGCTGGACCTGGAATTGAAATGCAACTTCCAGGACCGGGCCAAGACCATTCTGACCACAGAAAAGAAGCTGGTGCAGATAACCGGTACGGTCTTGTTTCCTGGGGACATTGCCCCGGACTTCCCAACCTTAAGCGGGGGTACCGTTACAATATTCGGGGAAGAACGGAGGATAGAGCAGGGGATGAAGGCCAGAAACCCGGACGGGACGGTTAACTATTGTCAGTTGGAGGTGGTCTGATGCAGGTTAAATCAACTGTGAAGATGAATTTCCCGCGGATTAAACAGTTGACACAGGCGGCAGTGACTGCCTTGGAGATGACAGCGGAGGCACTACACACGGAGGTTGTCCAGGCCCAGGTGATGCCTTTTGACACAGGCCACCTGGAGGAAGACAGCTTTTTTGCGGATTACAAAGAATGTGGTCAAGGGAAAGCAACGCTGGTGGTAAACACGCCCTATGCGCGGCGTCTGTATTTTCATCCGGAATACAATTTCCAGACGGATGAGAACCCGTTTGCTGGCGGTGAATGGTACGAACCGTGGTTACCTGGTGGAGTAAGCCAGGATTTTGCCAGGAATGCATTTAAGCGGTTTTACAAGAAAGTAGGTGGTGTATGATGCTGACCTTGGATGACATCCGGGGATACATAGGAGGCCTGGGAATTACGGCTGACAGGAATGTCTATATCGGGAAGCTGAATAGCAAGAAGGACCATTCCATTGGTGTATATCACCGGCAGGGCAGCGGTCCTCCCGTGATGGCCCTGGGGGGACATGATTATAGCAGCTACGACATCCGGCGCATCTCCCTGCTGGTCCATTGGGACAGGGATGTACAGGCATCAGAGCGGGCCGCCTATGAGCTGTATGAGAAACTTAAAAACGTATCCAGCCTGTCCATAGGGGGTACACCCATTAATTGTATCATCCTCCAGGTACCGGAACCGGTTGACGTGGGAACGGATGAAAAAGGTGTATATGAATATGTGATATGGCTGGATTTTGTGTATCAGAGAAAGTGAGGAATGAGATATGGCAGATGCAGCAGGAAGAGTTTATCCGGTGCATAACAATGTGTTTAAGTTTGGCATAAAAGGCCTTGAAAGCACAGAGGAGAATATGGCTGTACCGTTAGATTTGGAGAATTTCGCTCCGTCCATTGACGGTACCGTAGAGGAATGGTATGCCATGGATGCGAAGGGCTGGGCAAAAGCAGCCATGACAGGAAAGAAGCTGGGATTTTCCTTCAAAGGAAAGAGGTCAGTAGGTGACCCGGCCAATGACTATATTGCCGGCCTGGCCTGGAAGTTCGGACAGGACGTCATGACGAAGTTTGAGTGGACCATGGTATCCGGCGCAAAGCTGGCCTGTGACGTGGTTGTGAATGTGACCACTCCGGGCGGCGGTGATACAACCAACATTGACACCCTGGAATTTGAAGTGACGGGATATGGCGCCCCGACATTTACACCGGCACCCACACCAGGAGCATAAGGAGGAATAACGAATGGCAAGGAAAGTTGATATCACAGATAAATTGAGTTTTGAAGGGAATCCATCCCTGGTAATCAAGGGAAAGGCCATAGAAGTGAATGCGGATGCCCCGACCATGCTTAAGGTCATGGGACTGATGTCGGCTAATGACCCTGGTGCACAGGAAATTCTGGAGGCCTACGACATGATGTTCCCAGAAAAGTCCAAGAAAGAGATAGAGAGGATGAAACTGGGATTCAATGACTTGATTATTGTAGTGCAGGAAGCGGTCCAGCTCATTTCCGGCATGGAGGAACCTGCCGGGGGAGAGCAGTGACCCGTACTACGATATGTTTGAGGACTGGGACCTGATAGTCTCCAGCTTCCTGTCGCAGTACGGGTTGCGTATACGAACGAAAGAATTTGAAACAGTCTCCTGGGACGAATTCAAGGCACTGATTGCCGGCCTGTCCCCAGAGACTGCATTAGGCCGTGTGGTAGCCATCCGGTCCGAAACGGATAAGGATATCATCAAGAATTATACAAAGGACCAGCGCCGGATATATGATGACTGGCGTAACCGGGAAATGAAAGAGATGGATGAGAAAACCTTCGAGAAGGAAATGGCCGGCCTGGAGAAGATGTTTGCGGCTATGTGCGGAGGTGGTTAAGATTGAGAAAATAAGATGTGTAAGATGTGGACAGACCCTTCTCCTGGCGGAATACGTTAAAGGGGAAATTAAATGTCCCAGATGTAAAACCATAAACAGGTTGGATATAAAAATGACAGAGCCTAGAGCCGCACCAAAGGAGTAGCGAGCCAGAGCCTGCTTTTGAATTAAAAGGCAGGTGATATGTATGGCAGCTAACAGCGTAGGCCAGATTGGCCTTGACCTTGTGGTCAACCAGAATCAATTTAAACAGCAGATGGCCGGAATACAGGGGCTGGCTAAAAAGGCGGGAGCTGCTCTGGCGGCGGCGTTTGCAGTAAAGAAAATCATAGACTTCGGCGCACAGTGTATTGAATTGGGGTCCGACCTGGCGGAAGTCCAGAATGTGGTGGATGTCACGTTCCCACGTATGTCCAAACAGGTGGACGACTTTGCCAAGAACGCCATAACTTCCTTTGGCCTGTCCGAGACCATGGCTAAGAGGTTTACTGGCACCTTCGGCGCAATGGCTAAAGCATTCGGTTTTGGTGAACAAGCAGCCTATGAGATGTCCACGACCTTGACTGGTCTGGCTGGGGACGTGGCGTCCTTCTACAACATTAGCCAGGACGAGGCCTATACAAAGCTGAAATCCGTGTTCACGGGTGAAACAGAGACTCTTAAGGACCTTGGCATTGTCATGACCCAGAGCGCCCTTGACAGCTATGCCCTGGCCAATGGCTATGGTAAGGTGACGGCAAAGATGTCTGAGGCTGAGAAGGTGGCGCTGCGGTATAAGTTTGTGCAGGACCAGCTGTCCCTGGCATCCGGGGACTTCATCCGGACGGCGGATGGCTGGGCAAACCAGGTGCGTGTCCTGAAGCTGCAGTTTGACAGCCTTAAAGCCACAATCGGACAAGGACTCATTAATGTACTGACACCGGTCATCCAGGTAATCAACCGCATCATCAGTAAGCTGATGAGCCTGGCCAATGCCTTCAAGGCATTCACGGAGATGGTAACCGGGAAGAAGGGCGGGGGAGGTGCATCTGCAGCCACGGCCGGTATGGATGCGATGGCCCAGTCAGCCGATAAGGCGGGAGCAGCTGCAGGGGGAGCCGGCGGGGCTGCTAAGAAGGCCGCTAAAGACATGAAAAGTGTCAGCACAGGCATTGATGAGCTTAATATCATTAATCCTGATACTGATTCCGGAGGCGGTGGTTCCGGAGGTGGAACTGATGGTGGGTATTCTGCGGATGAGTTCGATATGGGTGAGCTTGATACCTCGCTTATTGATGAGGTAGACAGCAAATATCAAGGATTATTAGATAGAGCGACCCAGCTAAAGGGCATATTTTTAGCCGGGTTTAAGATTGGTTTTGGTGATACCAGCGTTCTGGATAGCATGAAGGAATCCATCCAGAGCATCAAGGATAGCCTGACGGAGATATTCACATCTCCGGAGGTGCAGCAGGCCGCCAACCGGTTTGCCAATATCCTGGCCATCAATCTGGGCAAGATAGCAGGTTCTGTCGTCAGTATAGGGGCATCCATTGCGGATAATCTGTTGGGTGGAATCAGCCTGTTTTTACAGCAGAATAAAGACCGTATAAAGGAATATATCGTTGCCATGTTTGACATTGGCTCACGTATTGCTGAAATAGAAGGTAAAGTAGCAAAAGCGTGGTCAACGGTTTTTTCGTCCCTTCGCAGTGACAGTGCAAAGCAGATTAATGCCGATATTATTGGGATATTTTCCGAAGCCTTCATGGGTGGTACGGAACTAGCAGGGACTTTTGCGGCGGATGTATTGGATACAATTACGGCTCCCTTCATCGAAAATGCGGATTACATCAGGACAACCCTGGAAGATACATTCAGCGCGGTTGAACCTGTTTTTTCTACAATCAAAGATTTAGCTGCGGAAACTTTTGAAAAGATAGGTACCACATATGATGAGCATGTAGCCCCCATGCTGGCAACTTTCAGACAAGGGTTTACGGAAATTGGTACTTTGTGGCTTAATCTGTACAATGCCCATATCCTTCCGGTATTACAGAATTTGTCAACGCGGTTTGTGGAATTTAAAGACCAGTATCTCAGCTCGCTGATTGATAAATTCTTGGAATTTGGTGGAAAAGTAGCAGATGCGGTCACAAAATTATGGACCGGAGCTCTACAGCCATTCATTGAATGGTTTATGTCCAATGTGGCACCGGTCATAGCTTCATGCCTACAAGCCGCCATTGATACATTCTTTGGTTTCTGGGAATCCGTTTCGGGTATCATAGAAGGATTGCTCACAGCACTTGGCGGTGTAATTGACTTCGTTGTTGGTGTGTTTACTGGTGACTGGAGTCTTGCCTGGGAAGGAATCAAGGAAATATTCTCCGGTATTTGGGAAGCCTTGAAGGAACTTGTATCTGGTGCTGTAACATTCATCCAAAACGTTGTTAACCTGGCGTGGACTGCTATATCTGGAGCAACCAGTACCATCTGGAACGGAATCAAGACACTCTTGAATACTCTTTGGAATTGGCTTAAGTCTCTGGCCAATACATTATTCAATGCTATCAAGACATCCATCAGCACGGCCTGGGAGAATGTCAAGAGTAAGACATCAGAAATATGGGAATCCATTAAGGAATTCGTATCAAATCTGTGGGATACAATCAAGACTGCAGTGGATGAGAAGTTCACGGCCATGAAAGATGCTATTGCCGGGGTCTGGGATACGGTGAGAACAAAGACAAAAGAAACCTGGGACGGTATCTGGGCAGATATAAAGGGTATCATCAACATGATTATCAATGGTGTAGAAAGCATGGCCAACAGGGTTATTGATGCAATTAATGCCATGATAGACGCCGTAAATGAGGTGGCGGATAAGGTACCAGGCATCGGCGCTGATTTTATCCCGAATATACCAAACATCCATCTTCCGCGTCTGGCCCAAGGCGGTTTTGTCCGCGCCAACACCCCGCAGCTGGCCATGATAGGTGATAACAGGCACTATGGCGAGATTGTAGCGCCTGAGGATAAGATGCAGGCCATGGTGGACCGGGCGGTGGCCTTGGCGTCCCAGCAGAGTAATGGTGGAATGAGTGAGTATTATCTGGGCATGATGGTGGAACTGCTAAGAAATATCATCGACCTGATTGAACGGATGGACCTGACGGTTAACATTGACATCCGGGAAATCAGGAAGAAGCTGGTGGAGCTGGATAAGCGCAGTGGTTATTCATTTGGCAGCACATAAGGAGGCGGTTTTTATACATGGCGATAATCACAATCAATGGTCGAACGTTCCCGGGCCCTGATGTGGGTGGGAAGCTAACCGTGGCTACGAATGTATCCCAGGGCAAGAATGCCTTGGGGGAGTTCGTTGGACAAAAGGTAGGGCGGGACCAGTACAAGTTTGACAGCCTTCAGTGGAAACAGTTGGACGCAAAGACCTGGTCTGATATGTTGAAGGAGTTTGAGAAGTTTGTGGTCATAGCCCGGATACCGGATATGGTTAATAATGATTGGATGACTCTTAAGATGTATCCTGGGAACCGGACAGCGGAGCCGATTGCGTTTGATGCGGACGGACTTCCAACCTTATATCAGAACTGTAAAGTAAACATCGTAGATTGTGGGGTGATTGAGTAATGCAAAAGGCATCGAAGGAATATAGGCAGTCAATGGATTCAGTACCCCGTAACCAATCCTATATGGTAGTCACGATTGGTATTATTAATCAGGTAGCCCAAAAGGATTCGACTGTGGTGCCGGAGCATGGCGCCGAATACAGCTACCTGTCTAATTTTACCCGGCTCCTGGACAATTACGAAGTGGAACTGGAGTATGTCACCATGGAGCATAACTGGTTTAAGGCGGATGGCTCCATGGTATTTCCACCGCGGACAGATTCTGCGGATTACCTGTATAATAACGGTGTCATTTCAAAGGATTTACTGGGACCCGTCTGTTTAAAGTTTGGGGCGGCCTATGATATCCGTGGACTGACCGTCAACTGGGGCAGGAATTACCCGGTGGATTTTACAGTCAGTAATGGTACTAAGACTGTGGAATACACCGGAAATACCTTAAGCTATTGGACCATGGACGATATATTTGATGGGACTGAGTATCTGATAATTACGCCCACCAGGATGGTCAATGGCCAGGGGCGGCTGCGAATATACAAAATCCTTATGGGAATCGGCATCAGCTTTGAGAATAAGAAAATCCAGAAGGCCATAAAGACAGAATACATCAGCCCAGTGGCTGGAGAGTTATCAACGGTAGATTTTTCCTTGCAGATTGAGAACTACAACCGCATGTTTGATGTGGAGAACAAAGCCAGCGTTATTCATTATCTGGAGGTGGGCCAGGAAGTTACGGTCCGTTATGGCTATGATGTCCGGGACGGGAAAACCATATGGATGGACGGCTGTGTTACCTATCTGTCTGATTGGGAAGCAGATGATACCATGATGAGTTTTAACAGTAAGGATAAGATAGATGACCTAAGTGACGTATATTATCGGGGCCTATACCGGTCAGAAGGTATTACGCTGTATGACCTGGCGTTAGATGTCTTTAAAGATGCAGGGTTGGATGAAAGGGCCTATGAATTGGATGAGTACCTGAGAAAGGTCACCGTATACAACCCGTTGCCATGTGTGACTCATAAGGAATGCCTGCAGATTATAGCCAATGCCGGCCGGTGCAGACTGTACCAGGACCGCAAGGGAATCATTCGTATCCAGGCAGCCTTCGTGACGGTCATATCCCCGGAACGCATGATTGTACAGTCAGAGGATGCCACACCATGGAGTAACCTCCCGTCCGTGGTCAACAGCGCCACCAAGTATGAGTACGCAACCATGTCAAGGGACCATTGGAGGGTAGACGGGACCATGTACTTCCTGCCGCGGTCCGGGCAGTATCTGGCGGCCGGGTTTGTATCTGCACAGGTTGCGGATGCAGCCGGGAACTTCCAGGGCAACCCAAGGTTAACCATCATTTTGGAGGCAGCCATGGTCTACTACAGTCTGTGTCTTAATTTTTCCAGCAACCCAGCCCATGGTGTAACCATCCATACCTACTTTGAAGGGACACTGCAGGAGAGCTATGCAGTTCCGGGACCTTTTGGTGTTGAGAACATGATAAAGCATGAGTTTTCTCAGTTTGATACAATAGAGTTTGAGTTTACCCAAGGTCAGCCAAACAGTCGCGTATTTGTGGATTCCGTGGTATTCGGGGATGTGACGGACTATAACATGGATTACCGTGTTATGACCAAGACACCAGTTGGACGGCAGGAGGAGAAAGTTGGCCGGGTGGATATAGTACGGAATATCTATAGTGAGACAGATGAGGTCAAGAATATCTTTCAGGAAACGTTGGATGTGACAGGCTACAACTCCTATACCTTTTATTTTACAGAAGCATCCTATGATATATCGGCGGCGGCTGGTGGGGTGCTTCTTACTATTACAGGTAGCAGCAACTATTATGCGACTGTGGATGTATCTGGCTTAGTCGGGGAGTATGAGTTTGTGGTAGATGGTAAAGCTTATGCGGTGACCAGCAAGTTGTATTCCAAGGTCATCAACACGACTGGGACCGTGGAGGAGTGGAGCAACCCACTCATAAGCGAGGAGTCACTGGCGCAGCTGCAGGCGGACTGGTTGGGAAATTATTTCAGGAATAATATTGAATATGATATTACTTATCGTGGAGAACCAAGGCTGGATGCTGGAGACATCCTGTTCTTAGAGAATAAATATGTGGAAGGACTACAGATACAGATATGTGAGCACAAACTAAACTTTAACGGCGGCTCATTGTCTGGTACGGTCAAAGCAAGACGGGCTGTGGGACAGGAGGGATAAGTTGGCCAGAGAAGAGAATGCGAGTTATGAAGGGAAGGGGCAGAGAGGATTGTCAAGGGCGGGCCTGATAAACACTATATACCCAGTCGGTTCAATTTACATGTCTATTAATCCCACAAATCCATCGGAGTATTTCGGGGGTTCCTGGACACTTTTTGCACCAGGACGAACCTTGGTGTGTGTGGATACATCTCAAGCAGAATTTAATGTGGTGGAAAAACCTGGTGGCAGTAAGACTATAAACCTAAACCATACACATGCGACTGCAAACCATGCGTTAACTACTGAAGAAATGCCTTCTCATTCTCATGTAGGAGTAACCACTCATAATGAGAATAATTCGGCTTCTGGTCAGGGTTTTTCTGCTAATGATACGCATAGGGGGTTCCAGACAACGGATAGAGGAGGGCAGAACACAATGTGGGGAAGCATATCATATACGGGAAGCAATTGGGGGCATAACCATGGGAATACTGGTGCTAACCTTTCGTCAGCTCAGTCTATATTACAGCCTTATATGACATGCTACATGTGGAAACGGACCGCGTAATTAAAAAGAGGAGTGATAATTATATGTCCTGGAAGACACCTAAAACAGACTGGAAACATACAGATAATGTCAACATAGAAGATTATAACCGTTGGATAGGAAATATTGCTTATCTAAAGGAATCATCCTTAGAGGTCTATAAGGCTTATACGTTGGTTTCGATGGGGGAGGAAAAGGGTTATGCAGACTATGTCTATGCGGATGAAATAAATGCCATTGAGGCGAATTTGGCGGCCATATGTGCCAATACATACCCGTTTCCAGTTGGCAGTCAGCAAACCTATTATCCGAATCAACCCACGCCAGATTACAAGGAGTTTAATCGAATTGAATCAGCATGTTTGTTGATATACAACAATTTGATAGGACAAATTAATGGTCGAAAGAGGCTGACATTTACACTTGGAGGTGAAAGATTTTGAAAACTGATTGGAAAGACGACATTTTTGAAGGAGAACACCGATTGTATAGCATTACTGATGCACCGGATGGCAGCGGTAAATATATCGAGGATATAACGCCCTATACGCAGCGAGGGGATGCTTTTGGTGGTTTACAGTTGCAACAGATAGGGGAGGAGGTAAACCGTATTCAGGGTTGCAGCAACATTATACTCACCGCCGCAGGGTGGACCGGAAGTTCAGCTCCTTATGAACAGGTTATTTCCATAGAAGGGATAACGGCCAATGATGTACCTGGCGTGGGCATCGTGTATCCCAGCGGTTGTACCCGCCAGGAACAGAAGGCTATAAATAAGGCGGTAAGCTACATCTATGACATTGAGACTGGATCTGGTAGCGTGACGGTGAGGGCCACTGTAAAACCGACTGTCAATATTACGCTTGGCTTGAAAGGAGTAATGTAAAATGGCACATATACCGTTGATGATGGGGGGAGATGGAGGGGCGGACCTTGACTTAATTACGATTGTGTCAGCAGATGTACGTAAAGGCAAGACGTATGTGGATACCGATGGAAATGCTCAGAAGGGAACTATGGCTGAAAAAGGGGCTGCAACCTACTACGGGCAGAACTATGACCAGGTAATAGCCGCCAACCAGTATCTGACCGGAAACCAGACAATCTTTGGCGATGGAAATTTACAGCCTTGGAATATTAGAAAAGGGGTGTCAATTTTTGGACGCGCCGGTACATTTCAAGGATGGGTAGATGGGGACTATAATATATTTTTGGATGGGAATGTTTCTGGAACACGTTTTAATGGACAGTATACAAATTATGTAAATGTTGGCAGTACTATATCTTTTGCAACAAATGAACTCCAGCCAAGCGCTAAAGGCGTATACTTTACCTCTCCCGTTTCTCTTAGCGGTTATGGAAAACTATTTGTCCGTTATTCGACTGATTCGGCACCCTTAAGCGTTGGGGTGATTAGAGCCGGCGGAGGGTATGGGGACTGGGAAGTATCCAGCGGTAATAGATATTCAATCAATGGTAGTACTTATGAAATCGCCCTTGATATATATAGTGTATCAAGACAGGCAATGATTTTTATAGGAACAAACGGTTATAGCACTGGATGTAATGCGGCTATTCACCGAATTATCTTAGGTAGACCAGCATAGAAAGGAGAAACAAGATTTATGAGAACATTGGTGATTTATGACAGTACAGGCCGTATCTGGACCATTGTACACGGGGCGGAGGAATTACCACAGGGCCTTACCTGTATGTGGGTGGATATTCCAGATGGTGCACAGCTGGACCATATTAATGTGACAGATGCCAGCAATCCACAGCCTGTCTTTGCGTATCTGCCTGAGTCCGATATTGGACGTCTGCAGGGACAGGTGGTAAGTCTGGGTGACCAGCTTACAGAGGCACAGTTGGCGCTCACAGAACAGTATGAGGCCAATCTGGCATTGGCCGAAGAGATAACCAATACCCAGCTGGCCCTGACAGAAATTTACGAGGGAATGGAGGTGTAAAGAATGGCAGACTATATGGCAATTGTATATGCGGACCTTATTCACAAGGGCAAGAAAACGATTGAACAGGTCCCGGAGAAGTTAAGGGCGGAAGTCGAGGCGGTACTTAATGCTTAGACTGCTGCTCTTTTTATTATTGAGGAAGGAGGTAGATACCATGGCAATCATTTATGCAACCCTGATTGTAAAGGGGAGGAAGACATTCGGGCAGGTCCCGGATAAAATTAAGGACCAGGTGCGCCAGGTACTGGTTGATCTGGAATGTGAAGAGCTAATTACAGAGTAGGTGAGGTATATGAAAATGAAGAAAGATATTATATGCGCCATTGCAGGTATGGCCGCAGCGGCGGGAGTAAAGCTTTTTGGCGGCTGGACCCCGACATTGAGTATCGTGCTCATACTTATGGGTCTGGACCTGTTGGCGGGATTCTTAGTGGCAGTGGTGTTTAAAAAGTCACCAAAATCAGAGAGCGGTGCTGCCAGTTCAAACGCCATGCTTAAAGGGTTGTGCAAAAAATTTATGATGGTGTGCCTTCTGGCGGTAGCTCATCAGCTTGATGTGGCCTTGGGAGTAGATTATATTATGCTGGCAGCCACATATGGATTTATCGCAAATGAGTCATTGTCTATCGTGGAGAATGCCGGACTCATGGGTATCGTGAAATCCGATGTAATAGTGAATGCCATTGAAGTGTTAAAGGGCAAATCACAGAAAATAGAGTAGTTGCGATATCGCAACTTGTGAAGTCACAACTTTTCATGGCTCAGGGATGCCCCTGGGCCTTATTTTTTTGATTGGAGGAAAACACTATGAGTAAAACAGCAACAGGATTAATTCAGCACTGCAAGGACAAGCTGGGCACCCCTT